TTACCTCCGTGTAGGAGGTCTTTATTTTTTAATGCGTTAGTTCCCATTATGCACTCCATATAATTGATTGCACATTCTTAGGTGCATTAGATTTTCTGCCATACCAAAGTTTAGCCATATGTTTTAACTTGGTATGTAAATTTCTAGTGACAGAGTTAGGGTAAGCATGAAAACTCTCGGCATCCTTGTTCAATACTTTTTCAATTTGAACTGGATACTCCATAAAAACTACATGAGTCCATTTGCGACCTTGCTTATAAACCATAGCCATACGATGTTGTTGTCTACCGTTTTTACGCATAAAGTGTGTGTTGACTGCATTCATTATTTAACCTCCACAGTTTTTTTACCAAACATTCTGATTGCAGTATGCTCGGCAATTTTAAATTCACCACCACCAATTACACGCTTAACAATGTATGGCATTTTTCTTGCTCTACGATTGTAACCAACTAGTGTGTATTGTTGACCGTTCATAGTGCCTTCCTTTTCTAAGTCAAAAGGCTCTTCTTCATGCATGACACGATATTCGTTTTCTTGTTTAAGGAACTTCATCATTTCGTTATCGGCATTAGCCAGTCTAACTTTGAAGTTTGTGAATTTAACGCTATCTTTATCATAAGTAGCGTTGCCGAAGTCAAGGACTAATCCGTTGTCTTCCATGATTACGCCAAGTGAATCTTTAATGATCTCACGAATTGCGCCAATAGTTGCTGGGTTTATTTCTTCTATGTTGTATTGTGTCTTCATTTGTATCTCCAATTTTAGTTAAAAGTGCCATCGTTTTCTTCAAATGACAAGGTCAGTATATACTAATATTGGTATGTATGTAGACTATCGTACAAAAATAATTATATGCACTAAAAAAATTAGAGTATGATTTCTAGTCTTGATTTAGAGTTATCCGGGAACTTATATTAGGATCGGATAACAAAAATGCCTAGAGTGGTTGAAGCTCTAAGCATTTTCTAAACTGGTGATTTGCCCCACCGTTCTAGGAAAGATTATACCATTTTCAGTTCATAAGGCAACCATCGGAATACGAAGGTGATATGTCTGTTAATTCGCACTCACACCTAAAAAGAGATTTAGCAAGTATTTCAAGAGGCTGCTGATTGATGTTAGATTAATGTACCACGCATATAATGGGAACACCTTGTGCGTAATTCTAATCTAGCGTAGGGTTGCAGATGGCTAAGTACGGATCATACCGTAGCAATGAACCTTAACTTGTATAGCTATGATGGTTATAAGCATTGGATGATACTGCGATGAGCTGTAGACTGATGATAATCTCTAACTTACTTAACTGTGGGTTAGGGATTGATTTGCCTGAACTCACCAACTCTAAACTGCATCCTGATAAGTAAAAAGCTCTTGATCTACTAAGGGATTTATCCCTCTGCTTTACGGAAGTAAGTCGCTGAAAGCGAAACATAAAGCTAAACCAAGTCAAATCTATGTACTAATATTGATATAATGTTATCTATTAAATGATTTTTTTTATTATGTCTAAAACAATATACTACAAGTCTATTCCAAGAGAACTAGAAAGATTAAATATTACACAAAAGGAAGCAGCAAAGATGTTAGGAATGTCATTAAGCGGTTTTACTTCCCGGATAGCATCAGATAAACCTATTACTCATTGGATGATTTATGGTTTAGCTAATTATCTTGAAGCAGATGGAAAATAAAAAAAGTTTATATTATATTTCAGAGCCTACTTGCATAAGTTTTTCAGGTGGTAGAACGTCAGCTTATATGCTTTATAAATGTTTAGAAGCTCATGATGGTAAATTACCTGACTACGCCATTGTAACTTTTGCTAACACAGGTAAAGAAATGCCTGAGACCTTAGATTTTGTTAGAGATGTTGGAGAAAAATGGGGAGTTAACATTGTTTGGTTAGAGAGATTTGCTAGAGAGGCTACTAAAGAAGAAAAAATTGGTAGGACTAAATACAAATATGAGACCAAAGTTGTCACGTATGAAACAGCCAGTAGAAAAGGTGAGCCATTTGATGCATTAATTAAAGCTAGACGTTATGCTCCTAATCCTGTTGCTCGATTTTGTACATCCGATCTTAAAATTAGAGCCATAAAAGAATACCTAATAGATGTGTGTGGATTTACAACACCTTACACATCATTAATTGGTATCCGGGGAGACGAACAAAGACGAGCTGCAAAACTTAATGGCACAATTGAGAGTGGTCAGGAACGGTATTTACCTTTGTGGTTAGAAGGTGTAACTGCAAAAGATGTCGGAGATTTTTGGAAGAACAACGATTTTGATTTGCAATTACCAAACAACAATGGCGTTACGGACTGGGGCAATTGTGATTTATGTTTTTTAAAAGGTACAAGTAAACGTCAAAGCATTATAAGAGAACAACCACATTTAGCTGATTGGTGGATAGATCAAGAGTCAAAATTAACAACAGCAGTAGGTAAAGCTGCTTTTTTTAGAAAAGATGCACCAAGCTATGCAACTATGAAATCTATAGCACTCGACCAAACTAATATTTTTGATGATTTGGAAATAGATGCTTCTATACCGTGTTACTGTGGAGATTAATTATGTCTAAAAATGAAAGGGAAGCCTCAACTAAAGCTCTCAATGAATTAATGATTCAGTTAGGACAGATAGAAGACAAACAATTAAAAGAAAGTCTTGCTGAAAAAATCTTAGGGTTATGTGATCAGTTAAAGTCTTCATTGATTATAGATAAATATAAAAACAAACTATGAAACAAAATCCAATTACTCGTTCAGCAAAAGGTCAAGCATGTACTTTAAAACTAGATCAATGCGTAAAGAATAATGAGACAACAGTTTTCTGTCACTTGAATGGTGGTGGAATGGGAGCTAAATCAACGGATGATCTAGGGAGAGACATTGGTTTCTATGGTTGCCAGTATTGTCATGACGTATATGATGGTAGGATTACACATCCTTGGTATAAGCCTAGTTTTGTAGATGAAATGGTAGACTTTGCAGTTATTCAGACCAACAAAAGACTAAAGAAGATGGGATTGAAGTGAGTTGTATTAGCTTATTAGTTGCTGTGTCTATGCATATAGGACTTGAGGGTAGTTATAATCCTGTTCATCCACAAGTACGTTGCACAGTAAATAATACAATGGCTGGTGTCTATTACAATAGTGAGGATCAATTCAGTAGTTACCTTGCACAAAAGTTTGGAGTGTTGGAGGTTGGAATTGTCACAGGATATAAGTCAGCAAAAGTTTTACCTATGGTTAGAATTATTAAAGGTAACTGGTTTATTGCTCCAGCCTATGAAACTAACCCAAAAAATTATGGCGTTGTCTTAGGATTTGAATACAAGATATGAAATATAAACGAATACTACACAGAACTAAACCAAAAGCAGACATAATAGAAAGCCAAGTCAAGACTTTCTTTAGAGATACGGACTATGAGGAGGCTCTTATAACGATTGAACCTAACAATAAGAGTCGATCCACAAAACAAAATGCATTGTATTGGTCGTGGCTAAAGATACTTGAGGAGACTGGTAACACTCAAATGGCACTCCATAGTTATCTAGCCTCTGAGTTCTTAGAGCCTGAGATGGAGGAAGTACAGGGTAGACCAATTCTTGTGATAAAATCCACCACACAACTGTCAGTAAAGGCTATGGGTGAGTATCTGTTACAAGTTGAAGAGTTTGCAGCAGACATTGGAGTTAATTTACCTAGACCTGATGATTGGTTACAGTTAGTTAAATAGGAGAAAGTTATGGCAAGACCAACTAAGTGGAGTGAAGAGATTGAGGAGAAAGCTACACGCTACATAATTGATTACCAAATCTATGGTGATATGATTCCTAGCATTGAAGGAATGGCTGAACATTTAGAGCTACACAGAGACACTTTATATGCATGGGCGAAGGATGAAGACAAAGGGTTTTCCGACATATTAGGGCGTTGTATGCAAGTTCAGGCTAAAACATTGGTCAACAATGGGCTTAACAACACGTTCAATTCAGCGATTACTAAGCTCGTATTAGGTAAGCATGGATACCACGATAAGATGGAGCAAGATATAACATCGAGTGATGGAACTATGAAGCCAACGATTATAGAATTAGTTGGTAAGGTTAATGAGTGAGTCAGCTCAGATAGAATTACCACCTAAATTAGTTCCTGTATTTGAAGGTGAGGCAAGAACTAGATATGCATATGGTGGTCGTGGTTCAGGAAAGACTAGATCATTCGCATTAATGACAGCAGTCTATGGTTATCGCTGGGGCATGAGTGGTAAGAAAGGTCAGATACTTTGTGCTAGAG